ATAAAGAGATGTTCACTATTGTGCTTTCTTCCCCTGTAATTTCAAGGGTTAGGTGGTGTTATAGGTAGCTAGGTCACTATTTACTCACTACTTTGGGCACAAAAAATAAGCCCCTTCAGCACCTGATTTCTCAGGTACTGAAGGGGCTTATCAGCTAGTCTACTTTTCCGGTGCGGCGGGCGCAGAAGGCTTGTCGAGCAGATACTTGCTGAGCTGCTCGCTAGCCGTCGGGTTGTAGTGGTCGCCGTTCGGGTTAGCCGGCGCGGCAGGGGCAGGCATGATGTTCACGGCCTGCGCGCCGCCCTGCCGGTACAGCCTGCACCACTGCTTCAACGGTGTCGCGCTTGCAATACCGAAACGCACCATTGCCTCAGGCTTACTCATCCCACCATCAACCACGGCCTTCGCTGCGGCGACCTTGGTCTCATAGTCGTATTTGGTGTGCTTTACTCCCATGGCAAGAAGCCCGTTCCTCCCGTTTACGCGGTACATCTTTTGCCACTCTCTCACAGTTGCGGCGGACACACCAAGCTTTCTGGCGGTTAGACCATAGCCGAATCCTTTCTCAAACATTTGTGCTGCTTGCTCCCGGAGCAAACGGTTATGTCTCATTCCCTGATTTATAGGCATGAAAAGCCTCCTGTTTCTTGGACTTTAATTTTTGTTGTCCAGGAAACGGGAGGCAGTTCACAGGAGCGGTGAGGGGCTACTTTTATGCCTACTTACCTAGAGCATAAGCCGGGTTACTGTACTCAGTGCCAGCGGTATCTACCAGCTCATAACCAGGTGGCACCTCATCAGCAACTGAAGTATCGCTGGTAGACTCCAGATCTGATACAGGCCCGGGAATAGCCGGCATCTTCTGTGCAACGGGGGAAAGCCGCCCATGATTACCATACTGAGCCATGGCCAGCACCGACCCCAGATAAGCCTCAGTCTCAGCCTTCTTACTGGGAGCAGCCCAGCCACCGAGGATAGCTAGTACCGCTGAGCATACGACGCCTAGGGCCAGGGCACCGTTGGTGGTGAGGTTCGGTAGGGCAAGCTCATGGATGATGGTGGCTACTGCACCACCGAGGGCAGTGCCGCCGGCGGCGAAGGCGGTGGTGGAGCCTACAACGCGGCGGCGGGTGGAATTATCAAGCACTTTCATGGTTGATTCCTTTCTTACCAGCGGAAGAGTCCGCGCTTATCAGATTCAAACTCGGCCTTGCGTGCCTGAGCCTGCTTGGCTTCGTCGTAGCCGAAAATCTGACGGATCTTATGCCCGAAAGTGCCATCGGTGATGACGCCGGGAATGCCCAGACGGTAGAGGTTGAAGAGGTGCCGGGTCATGCGCAGGGCGCTGTAGGTGTCGCGGTTGTTATCCTGAAGCATCTCAATAAGAGTGCGGTTGCCCCATTCAGGGCACTTAGTGTGGAAGAGGACGTTTTCGAGGTCAGCCTTAGTAGCCATTTCAAACCAATCTGTTGAGTTAGAGGTGAGTGAGGGGACAGGGGAAGCAACGGTGCCGCCGCCGTAGTAGTGGCGCACCTTCGCCATGAAAGCGTCCCAGGGGAAGCCAGGGCCAACGTCCCAGTGGTCGCTCATGCGGTAAACCCGCGATGCCTGACCATGATCGATGATGCCCTTGGCGCCTGCTGCAATCTGAGCGTCGGTAATCTTCACCGGGGGGATATTGGTGCGGAGGCAAATATCAGCCACCAGACGGGCAGAGTTTTCTAGCAGCGCGGCACTGTAGGGGTCAGACCACTGGGCGGCGCTCTGGTCGGCGCGGCCTGCCTGCTCAATCTGGATGCCGTCCTCGTTGGTTCCCGGTGCCGCCCAGGCCATATCTTTCTCAGGGACACCCTGCACGATCGAGTTATTGTCGACGATGTAGTGCGCTGCGGCCTGGGCTGAGGAATTGGTAAACCAATCCCCGGCGATATTCTCAGCGACCAGAGCATGCTCGGCGGTCTCCATAGTGTGGAGCACGATGAGGCGGACGTAGCGGCCGTTGGTCACGGTTCGGTTAGGCGATAGTGCTGTGCTGGTGGCCAGGGTGCTATCGGGCTTGAAAGTTGTGGCCATAGTGCCTCCTTTCTTAAATAGACGCGCCCCTCAGCCGATGAGCCAAGGGGCGATATTTTTGGGTAAAGAAAAAGACCTCCAGACTCAGGGGGTCTCAGTTTTCTTGCGGTGGGTTTTAAGCTCACGCTCCACCTCAGCTAGGCAGAAAGGTGCGGGTGTCTCTAGCAGATTTAGAGACCCCGCACCTTCCTTATTACTTATCCTTTTTGCCGTCCTTGCCAAGCTTCGATGTCCAAAGCTCGGCAGCTACCCATTCCGCCACCTCAGACGGCAACGGCGGCGGCGGAGGCGGCGACCCTGACTCAATATGGTTCGAGAGGCGCGTGATGTGGGCGATCGCCACGCTCATCGCGAGGCGAGCACGGTCAGTTGCCGCATGTGCCCGCTCCTCCCTCTCGCGAGCCTCGCTCTCACGTGTCCGAACCTCAGCCTCTAGTGAGGTGCGTGCCTCAGCCTCCTTGCGGAGGCTGGACTCCAGGTCAGCGATACGGCGCTCCAAAGAATCAATCAGCATCCTGTTCGACTCGTGCCTCGCCGCCGCGCGGCCGTTGAGAAAAGTCATCCCCGCAGGAATCAAGGTGCCCATCAAGACACCCCCAAGGGTCCACACCTCCTGGGGGAAATCCCCAAAGGTCACGAAGATGCCACCTCCTGTGCGTCACGGTCACGACGCCACGCGGCCCCGCCCTCACGCGGGGTGAAATCAACGTCAGGGCGGCCCCAGTCACGAGGCGCCCATTCGGTACGGTCCCATGGGAAATCGCGCACGCTGAAGGCATTCAGAAGACTGCTCTCAACCGCGACCGTGCTGACACGGTCAGCGAGGATTCGAGTCTTCTTGATATCCCACGGATCAACACCTGTGAATGCCTTCTCCGTCTGACCGTCTTCAAAATTGAAAGCATGGCAGAACGCATTAGTGTCGGTGCCGACTAGACCGTATTTCTTCGCCGCAACAATCAGCAGACGTGTCAGCGGGTTATACGGCAACCCCGTCTTCGGGTTGAACCAGGGATTGACGTCTGCTGCCAGGCGCCCCCACTGCCCATGCACAGGCGAGGACGGCGCCTCACTTGCAGGCGACTTACCATCCGTCATCTGCGCCGGCCACGACGGCGGATTACCCGCCGACACAGCGCCAAAGGTAAACGCCAACGCGTGATTAATTTGGCCGCACCGGACCTCGTCGATGCCCACGAAACCTAAAGTGTTGTGCATGCGTGCGACGGCTGAGGAACCTAGCTGCAGCTGGGTTGCCCAGTTCTCCTCGGCGAGCTTCTTAAAACCCGGGGACATGACGGAAAAGCCGCCTGATGTAGCGGTCCAGCCGTCGCCATCGGCTTTACGGTTCACCATGAAATACTCGCGAATGATGCCAGTATGAACATCCCAGATTGCCAGGCCTCGGTCACCGATTCGTGCCGGCTCCGCAAAGCTCGGCATCGGGATCATACCGCTGAGGATATTCTGCGCAGCCCACGGGGTGAGACCCACACCGCGCGTCGCCTCCATCCGCTGAAAATGACAGTCAGGATGGGACGAATCCACAAGATACGCCGGGATTGGAGAGGTGCCATCAATCGATGTATTCGTGCCTGTCTTCACACGGGGGTCCCCGCGGAACTTGCCAGTGCCGTCTCGACCGAATGGGTCTGGGTTGTTCCGGTCCATCCATGCAGCCATTTCGGAGGAATTCTCAGCCAGAGGCATCTGAGAGATGTCCCTCTGCCATATAGTGCCTGCACCGGCGTAGTTGGCAACGTCCATCAGCCCAGGGAATACCACCTCTGGGTGCTGACGAGCTCCGATGGGCTCCCATTCGCTCGTCTCGGCGTTGAATGCCTTGAACGCGAGTGCGTGGCGGCGCCCGTCAGGATATCGCCCAAATACGTAGGCTGTCATTAGGGTACTCGCGCTCCTTCAACCTGCGCGCCGGGTGCCATGAAGATACGGTAGCCTCCGAGCTCGACGCTATTGTTGGAGGTACGGATGCCAAGCACGCGACCCCAATGCTTATCCTCATTATTTGCCCACTTATGGGTTGCCCGAGCGCCCGAAGGGGCGGTGATAGTGCAACTCAGATTGAGGAATTCGAACTTCCAGGTTCCAATGCTGGTGCCTGCGTTGATGAGGAGCCCGGTGTCTACCCCCTCAGACTTAGACATCATCGTAGCGCTTCGGCCAGGCTCTGCCAGACCGACCGAATAGTTGCGTGCCCACGGGGCAAAAGCATGGTCTTGGAACCACTCTAGGCTGAGCGTGGCACCCGGCTTCTCAACCTTCGCCACGTCGACCTCCACAGTCGCGTTAGGAGAACCAACCGTGATGAACAGCTCAGACTCAGCGTTACCCTTTCCGCTCGGCTTCAGGGTCAGGGCATCGGTGACGACCCAGCCGCGAGGCACCGTCTCGCCGTTGACTTCTACGAGGCCAGTTCCAGGCTGCGCATACACACTCTCCACGTCAGCGGAGCCACCGAAGCCATTATTGGGTTTCAGACCGATGTTCTTCTTGGATGCAGGCCAGGTGGCACGCTCATTCTCAGGCACCGCCGGCACCAGTGCGGTGCCAGCCGTGCGCTTAGACGGGTCCTCACTGATGACGAGCTCACGACCCTGCAGAGAGCCGAAAACTACAGGAAACTCGAGCTTGCTGCTGCTGAACACGTAGCCGGGCTCAGGGGTCGCTTCGAGCATGATTTCTCGACGATCCTCGCCGGGAATCACATGGTCACCAGGCGCCGCCTCCACCCCGTCAATCTTCCAGGTCACGCCGGTCTGCTTCGGGGTGGGAATCGCGATTAGGCGGCGCTCAGGGATGACATCTGGAAACTTCGGCACGATCGGGGTCGGGGCGTTCAGATTAGACACATCCGCGTGGATAAGCGGGACTCCAAACATCTCCTTCTTTGTGGCTTCAGCATCCTTCGGGTTGAACGAGAGCCACCAGCCCTGTGCTCGAGCCTGCAGCTCGGGGGTCCACTGCGCCTTGATTTCCATCGGCACGTCAGTAGTAGTGCCGTCGCTCATCACGACGGTAGCGCCCGTACCTGATGCGGAAGGCTCGACGCGCTTAATGCTCACACCGTCACGACCAGGGGCACCGTCAGTACCATCTCGGCCCGGCTGTCCGTCCACACCGTCACGGACAGTACGCCACGCCAGCTGAGTCCCGTCACCATTCGCACGCGCCAGCACCTCCCCATTCGCGCCACCCGCAGGAATCTTCTCCAGCGGGGCGAGCGCCTGGTCAATCTGCTGCTGAACACCCTCAGCAGGCTTACCCTGCAGGTGCCCATTCTCATCAGCAATTACCAGACGGTCGAATACGACCTTGTCTTCTGCCATGCTAGTTCTTCTCCTTCTCCACAATTCGGGCAAGACCATTGCCCAGGTCTTCTGCTACCCATTCCTTCTCCACACTAGGAGTAGCGGGACCCGGTGCCGCCGGGACCTTCACACCAGGTGCACCGGTCATCTCTGCCAGATTCACGACCTGTCCCGGCTGAACATCCAGCGTGAGCAAATCCAGAATCACTTGACGTCCGCTCTCGCCAATCGCCGAGACCTTCACGCTGTAGCGGGCAGGACCCAGCAACTGGACCCCCCTCTCGCCACCGCGCGGATGTGAGCGCAGCTCACCGTTCACCAAAAACCCCCTGACAGCGCAGGGGGTGAAAATCGTGGTTTCATCATGAGCCACACAGGACGGAGTGAACAGTACAACACCAGAGGTCACTAGCGCAGGCAAACCGGATAACGCCTGGTGTGTCGCAAAGTTTGCGTGTACGGTGGCGTACCTTGCAGAAGGTTCTGCCACAGGGATATCGGGCATTTTACTCCTTAATTAACGGGTCCTACTGGACGTGTTCTTCCGTAGGACGCTCAGCAGGCCGCAGAGGCGCTTCCTCACCACGGGAGAGAGCCATAACCTTCTTCGCTTCCAGATCGTATGCGACGTTCGGGACTCGACCGTCCCACGACTCACGAGAGCCAGTAATGATGCATTCGGCAACCCATCGCCCAGCGTTAAGCGTGATGGTGTCACCAACCTGCTTCCGAGGGTCCCACAGCATCGAAATCGCATCGAAAGTGATGCGCTCTGTGCCAATTTCCTGAGCCAGAGCTTCAGCGACCTTCCGCGCGTCCTTCTCCGTGACATACCATCCGGCATCGAGCGTGAACACTCCAGCTCCCCCCTTACGGGAATACGCCGTGAGGTGCTTCTTCTCCCACGTCACGACCCAATTCGCACGGAGCATCGGCATCGGACGACCCCACGCCCACTGGCTTAGCGTACCCACGCCAAGTGACGGCGCCACCAATGAGTAGGTCTTGCTGTTTCCACCTTTGACGGTCTCAACGCGGTGCGTGAGCTTCACGCCGCGCTGCCCCAGCTTCTCCAGCTTGCCGGAGATGGTCTCATGCTGCGGCGCACCACCAGTCCACCGCCAACCGGGAGGCTGCTCGTTGTTCTCAAACGAGATAGCCCACCAGGAACCGATGAGCTTGTTGAACTCGTCCCAGTCGAAAATATTGTCTTTCGCCTTCACAATCGGGCGGTAGTTTGTGTCAAGACCAATGACGTCGACGTTGTCCTCCCAATTAATGAACTGAATATTGTCGCTGTTCTGCGTAAGTGGAGTAGACGACGAAGCGTCGTAAGCAACTGCTGCGGCGCCGGTGAAGCTTTTCCCGCCGCGACCTGCCGCCCATGCCCCATCATCAGCCGAAGGCACAAGATGATTCACACGGACTAGCGAACGCACACCATCACGAGCCGTCTGCCACGAACCCGCAAAGACATGCTCAGAGACAGCATCAGTCACAACCGACGGAGAGGATGCCAGGCGGTCACGCGCCGCCATCACCAGAGTGCCCTCTTCGTCCACCCACACCGTCGACAATGTAGCGTTGCACCATGCGGTGACAACCTCTGCAGCTTCCGTATTCTCAAACCCCCTCGTGGCGGAGAGCGGGTCAGTAGCAATTGCAGATGCCAGGATTTTCGGAGGGGTCTCCCGCACCATCTTTGCCACATGGGTGCGGGAGTAATCGCCAATAATCGGCTCATGCTGAGACACGTGCAAGCCGAGAGTGTTTGAGCAGGAGGCTGTCTCCAGCTCTGCATCACCACGCAGGCGGCGGTCAAACTTCTGGCTGTTGACAGTATCTGTCCACACGGTGATTGAATCCCACGCGATCGCGACTGCGAGCAGCTGATGCTTCTGGGGGGACGGCACCTTGACCTGCCCAATCAGCTGACCACCCTGAGAGAGTGTCAGCGTGGACGCGGCTCGGGACCAGACCAACATCACCTCATCCTCTCCGCGGAGCTTTACCGAGATTGACGCGTCACGATTTGGGGCAGCTCGAGACACTGCCAGGATATCTTCATCATGACGGTCAAAGCCCTTGGCTGAGGCATAAACGGTATTAGTCGAGGTAAGAAACCCTGGTGCCGTTTCACTCACAGAGCCTGCTGATACAAATTCCCCAACGCCTGCGCCTAGCCCGAACGCGCCAGGCGCATAAATGAGGGTCGTCGCATGAGGCGGAGGCAGAACACCAAACCCCGCCTGCTCGAGTGCCTGATACGCCGTCCAGCCACCAGTCGTCTGAGACTTGTACAGCACAGCCGGCTCAATCGTCACAGGCGTCTGCAGCGCTGTCGACAGGCCGTCACTAATAGCCGTCTCCACCTCATCAGTAGTCAGAGAGTACGTCGATGCGCCCAAAAAGCCGGTGAATCGAGGGAATGTCACGCCGTTAACCTCGGCGACAATCTTCACTGAGGCGCCATGCCTCGGAACCCAGCGGGTCTCCCCCACCGGCGCAAAAGGAGCTGCAGTAGTAGCAGTGCCCGCAGCCCATTTAATCCTGCCAGTGCGAGAAAAAACGCCGTCACCAGCCGCAATCAGCGATTCAGGCAGTCCACCACTCGTGTGGCCCTCCCACTCCGCAGAAATATGTTCGCGCTCGACACCATCCACAAAAATGCGGAGGCGCGCGTCAATCACCGCGCCAGGAGCATAAGTGCCTGGTAGCATCACCCCACCTCCTCAATCTTCGCGCTTACGGACCGCCACACCGCGCCACTTGCGTGATGCACATCCTCAATGGTCGTCTCGACGTCGCCAATCACGACCGAGGTGGCTCCCATACCGACATCCCACGGCGGCGCATCTTTTGTCCACGTCGCCGAAAGTCGAGAGAACTGCCCGCCCATCGCCAGCGTCAACGTCGCATACGCCGCCGTAGCCGGCGGCACGGGGACACTCACGACAAGGCGCTGAACGTTAGCGCCACGTGCCACGGCAGTAGCCGTTGCCCCCACCGCAGTCCCAGCGGCAGTGAACATCTGAACACCCAGAATCGCGCCGTCCCCAGCCGCTTCCACCGTGGCAGTAAACGGTTTGCCCGGCATCACCGGGACACGGTCAGCCGCCACCGTGCGAGGTGACCCGCCCAGAGACGACACTGCTAACGAGCCGTCAGAGGTCACCATCGGCCCGCGGTTACTAATCCCAACCATGAGAGACTGCGCCGGGGTCAAGATATTGGTTAATGCCGCAGCTTCGCTCACCCACATCAGGGGCTCAGTCGGTGCCGCATGCGCCAGCTGAGTCAGCGCTCGTGTGTCCTCCTGCGTCCCTTTCACCTCAACGCTCCAGCTGCGGCGAGGAGTAGGGGACGCTAGGAACGCCCACCGCTTCCCCGCCGCCTGCTGAAACGCAAAACGTGCAGGAGTGCTCTCGCTCAGCGACACCTTCCATAGCACCTCAGATAGCGCACCTAGCGTGCCAATCCAACCCGACATTAAAACATCCTCTCAGCCCGACGCTGCATCATCAGGAAGTCGCGCGGACCCACAGCCTGCAGCTGAGACAGCGCCTCTGCGATCTGCACCAGCGCCTCATCCGACGTGCTCACGCCGCCACCAGCAGTAGTTACACCAGCAGACGCAACGGGGACGATAGAGGCAGTAGATGCCGCCACAGACGCGATAGCCGGCACTTCGGGAGGTGCCACCAAATCACGCATGCTCGACTGCGCCGCAGCCTCCATCGCAGAGATACCCTGCACAAAGCCCTCGCCGGTGAATACACCGATCTGCCGGAAGACGCGAGACGGGGAATGAATGCCGAGCAGCTGCTTCGCGCCATCAATAGCGCCACGCACAGGACCCAGCACAGCATCAATCAGCCTCTGACCAAGACCTGCAACGCCGTTGATGAAACCAACCATGAGATTGTGTCCCAGCGTCCACATGTTCCGCCCCAAATTCGAGAGCGAATTAATCACGCCACGACCCAAATTCCCGAAGAACCCGACCGCACGCGAAATGCCACTAGAAATCGCGTTGCCTACAGCACCCATGGCATCACCAACAATGCCGCCAAGGCGAGAGAACGCGCCAGAGACTGCGTTCCAGACAGCCTGTGCACCCGTGGAGACAAACCTGACTACTGCGTTCCAGCCAGCGCTGACTGCCTGGGCAATGTTGCCGATGGTGGAGCTAATCGATGCGAACAGCTTGCCGATTGAGGTGACAATCCAGTTCACCGCCGCACCGACAGCCTGCGTACCAATTTGCCATGCCGCACCAAATGAGGCCAATGCCTTATCCGTCATGTCAGCCATCCATTGGAAAATGGCAGTAATCATCTGAATTACGCTAACGATTTCACTGCCAATCTCCACAAACACAGGACCAAGCGCCTGAATCAACGGAGTCACAAAATTCAGCGTCTTCACCAGCTGCTCAGCGAACAGCACCACCAACGGCACCAACGCCTGCACAACCTGCACAATCACAGGAGCCAGCGCCTGGAACACCGCCATCAGAGCAGGAATCAGCGCCTGCACCACCGGCATCAGCGCCACAGCAACCTGCGTGAACACAGGGGCAAGCTGCTGAATCACCGGAACAAGCATCTGCCCCAGACTCTGCGCCAGCGGAACCACCATCTGCAGCATCACCTGTAGCATCGGTGCGACCGCCTGCAACGCGGCACCAAAAACAGTGCCCAGAGTCTGAGCAATCGCCCCGACCGCCTCGCCTAGCGCACCAAAGACGGGAGCCATCGCTTCCAAGCCGGGAGCGAGAGCATCCATCGCAGCTTTGATACCAACGAACATGATCTTGATGCCGGCACCAACCGCAGGGTTCTGCATAATCTTGCCGATAGCCTCACCCAGACGCCCAACAGCCGCCGCACCATTCTCCATGGCAGAGCCGAGCGACGGGGCAAGCGCCGCTAGACCCTTGCCAATCGCCGCGATGCCAGGACCGAGGTTAGCCGCCGCCCTCTGTGCAGATTCGAAAAACGCAACCAGGGCAGTCTGCCCCTCAACAGATTTCAGAGCGCCAGCAATGCCATGCAGCCCGTCAGCGAGAGCCTTCAGAGAGGAGCCGCCCGCCGACAGCGCCGCAGTACCGATAGCGCCGATAACCCCGGCAACGCCACTAAGGACCCTCATCAGGTCACCTGCAACGGTGACAGCGTTCTGAATTGCGGTCACGGCGTCAGCAGACGCCGACCATTCAGCAAACGCGGTAGCAGCACGAGTGAAGCTCTCAGCCATCGCTGGAAGGTACGAACCACCAATGCTGCCAAGGCGGACAATTGCCTCAGCAAAACCAGATGCGCCCTGAGAAGCGATACTAATCGATTCGCGAAGCGGCGCGAACAATACGGTCAGACCGCCGATAGCAGTAATGCCGTCAGATGTTCCTCGAAAGAAATTACCCCAAAAAGCGCCTGAAACCTCGCCTAGCCGCTGGTACTCGGCAAAAAACGGCACGATACCAGAGGTGTACAGCTCCGCGAGCCCAGCCTTCGCAACACCCCAAAAAGCTTCATTGTGGTTAGCGCGTGCATCCACGAACATGTCACGGATTCCGCCAAACTTGCCGGACAGTTGGTCTAGGTAGATGAGGATGTTCTGCAGACCATCAGCTGACGAAGCCAGGCCAGTGGCAAAGCCCGCAAAGATGCCAGGCAATGCCAACGCCGCCGGACCAATCGACACCAGCGACGCACCAACCGCGGCAATATTCTGTGCCGCAACAATACCGACAGACGACATTGATGCCAGCGCAGCGCTAGTCGCCGCAATGCGAGGAGTAAGGCGGTCAAGATTCGACGCGAACTCACGCACATTCGACACCGCGTCACCAAGAACACGCCCACCCGAGAGCGCAGCCAACGCAGATGCCGCCGTAGCAGCCGCAGACGAGTTGATAACCGGGCTAATCACCGCCACGCGCGGACGAGCCAACGCCCCCAGCTTCGCCGCCGCAGCACCCGTGTCAGCATCAGCGTTAACCGTGCACTTCCGAGCCTCCTCCAGCTTCCTCAACGCACGCTGCGCCTGCTCCACATCAGCGTCAGCAGAGACCTTCGTAACCTTCTCAGCAGAGAGGTTATCCAGCTGATGCAAAGCCTTCTGGATGTTCACGTCCACTGACACGGTGGCTGTCAGCCCGTTCAGTGCGTGCTGGAGGCGGCCCATAGCCTTCCGGTCCAGTACCGGCACCACGGTGACCTTCGCCGTGGTCGACTTCTCGATTCGGTCCAGTGACCGCTTCAAATCTCCACGGAACCTGGACGTGTTCGGGTAGACGCGGATACCGACCTTAGCCATTTACCCTCCTAGAATCGCCTTGATGCCGGAAAAATCAATGCCGCCAGGACCCACCCTGACGGCATGTGACGTTTTCTTTTTCTTCGGCTGCGGGACCTCAACCTGCTCCGACTTGCTCAGCTTGCTGCCCTTCGCAATCGCGCGGGTGATGTTCACCAGCCCAGCTGACAGGAACTCCTGGGTACCCCAGCCCACCAGGTCAGGGTTGACCAGGAGCTCCGCCCGCCACAGACTCGTCGGGTCGTGCTTCAGCTTCTCAACGGCCGCCATCGCTACTCGCAGTGCGCGCGCTGAGTTAATCGCCTCCACGTCGACACCCAGGAGCTGTAGCTCCAGGTCAAGCGCCGGGTACTTTACTGCTGATTCGAGGAGGGCTGAGATTTTCCCGACGCCTGCATATACGCACCGACGAGCGTCACGAGAACATCGAGCTGCTTGTCGCGTGCCCAATCCTCCCACGCATCCGAGTCCACTGCGTAATGCTCGGAGACATAATCGAGCAGGTCGGCAATGCCGTCCATCGCCTCCAGCGAATCCTCACCGTGTTTCTCCGACAGCTGTCGAATCACGTTCAGGCGGCCAGCGAGACGGGTGCGCTGACCAGTCTTCAGCTCCCACGGAGCGATAAGCAGCTCATGGCCATCCAGCTCAGTGAACTCAGGCAGATCAACTACAGGCTCTGCAACCTTCTTAGGCATATGGTGTCCTCTCAATCAGATCAGGGTTAGGCAGTGACAGCGCGGGGCTCGAAAATCTCGACAGTGTCTCCATTCCGATCGGTCAGAATACCAAAGTCGAGGTCCGTCGATGCAAACTTGCTAATGCCGAACTCAGGGTACTTACCACCGATGTCAGTGTTCGGGAAACGAAGAGCTGCGACAGTCTTGCCATCCTCGAACACAGCCATGATGGCCTTATTTGCGGTTAGCGTCTTAGCCTTCACCTTGTACGACTTCTTGATTGAGTCATAAGTGCCGCCAGCGAAAGCAAGGTCAAACACGGTACGGTCAACGCTAAGGGCCTTGATGGTGCCGGTGAGAGTCACATCAGCTCGCTTCGAGCGAACCTTGACACGGTCCGCAGTGCGCAAAAATTCGATGTCACCGCCGTCAATATCAGTCTTAATCGGCTCTTCCTCGTCAGTGTCGCCAATCCACATCCAGGAGCCGTAGGTGCTGGGAGTGCCGAACTTAAACTTGGTCAGGTCGGGCGCTTCGGTATCCGGCGGAGCGACAAAGATATGAGTGAAGGAAGTGTAAAAAAGCTTCGAATCTTCAAGAACGTTGGCCAAGGGTGGCCACCTCCTAAATCGTTGATGGGCCTCGTGCAACAATGCGCACGGTAGCTCTAGTTTCGGTTACATGGGCAGAGTGGAGAGTATGGCTGCCGGCGAGGATAGGCTCAGCCTCGACCCAGCACCGCGCCACGTAGCTGCCCTCTACTATCGGGCCAAGAGAGTGCGCTTTTTCGAGTAGCTGGACTGCTTCAGCGCATAGCCGCATCGACTCGGCGCGAGACGGCGCGTAAACATGAACGTTCAGAGCCGCATCGACGGCATGCCCCATCCTGGGGGAGCCAGTAGCCGGTACCGCAGAGACAACCTCCCAGATACATGCCGGCAGCTTGCCGAGCGTCTGGGAGGTCGCCCCGCCAGAGACAGCTACACCCGGTAGCGCGGAGAGAATTTTCTGCACGATGGCCGAGATATCAATGGGCTTCATCGACGGTCCTTAAACGCGTGGGCAACCTTGCCAAAAACATGGTGCCCAGGGGTGCGATTACCGTTCGGACTGGTGAACCCAAACTCAATCGGCACCGCCGCCTCATCCAGAGAGGTAATGATCCTGTCGTGGACGCCGCGAGGGGTGATATGTGTGGTCATCACGATTGATGCTGCGAATGTGCCTGTGTCCTTGGGAGCCGCAGTCTTTACTGCCGCTTGGATTTCACGGGCGGCGGCGGCGAACTCAGGGGTGCGCGATGCCTGCCGCGCCACCTCCAGCTCGATATCAGATTCGACCCATGACATTGGCGTCATCTCCTCCCTTGCCGGGTGTGTACGCCACCGCGAACACCTTGACGTGCCCTGTGGTGGTGGACATCCGAGAGATCTGCGGCTCGCCGCGTTGCTCGAATCTCTGCCCGTCAATCTCGATGAGAGATTCTGAGGTGCCTGGCCACGGCGTGCCGCCATGCTCCCCCGGCCAGTATTTGATCCGGTAAACAGTGGTTGGGGTGAGCCCGCCAGGCAGGTCGAGAATCTCGTTCGCACTGGACGGCTGGACATTACATTGGACAGGCACACATGTCCCCTGTGTCTCCACGACGTCACCATACGCATCAGCACTGCTGATGCGGGGGTAGACGGTCACGGTATGGAGACCTTTACGGATCCGACTCATGACACTCGTTCCTTCCTAAAGGTACCGGCGGCATGAGATTGAATCCTGCGCTGGCCACCCATATTGAAACTGCCACGATCCCGTAGCTATGTGCCCGCTGTACCGCGCCGCAGCATAGCCATCAGTCGCCGGCGCAACAGTTCGGAACCGGCCGGTGCCAGTCGCCTGCGCTAGGTTCTTCCAGTCCTTCTCCAGAATGTCCAGCAAACCGCTCGCGACCAGGTAATTCAACTGGTACGAGTAGCCGTCTTCAGTTTCGCTCCGGTAGATTCCGCCGTCATCAGCGCGAAGCACGCGCGCGACCGCCTCAGCTTCGATATTTCTAACAAGGTCGAAGACAACCTCGTCCAGGGTCAGCTCGTCGAGCCTGCGATAGCGCACACGGATGAGATTCTCTGCCTTCTCCAGCAAGGAGGAGACATGAGACTCCTCGTCGCCCCGAAAATCGCGGCGGAGAGCGCTCTTCACATCCTCCACAGATGCGATAGTCAGCCTCTCACTCATATCTCCTCCTTAACCTCAGCAGTTGATTACTTGTCAGCGACCTTGTCTTCAAATGCCACGAAGCCGCTCTTATCGGTAAATACCCAGCCGAACTGCGCCTCAACCAACATCGCTTCCATGTTCTGCTGCCACAGGTGAACCGTGGTGCCGTTATCAACAATGGTCGACTGGTCGGTGTATCGGAGCGCCAGCTTGTCGACAAAGCCATACTGCAGAGTGCTCCAGTCCCCGGCGAAGCCCTTGACCTTCGTATCAGGGGCGGCGCCGACCTTGCCAGAAACTGAGCGAGAGTAGGCAACGGGGAGGCCCATCACGTTGCCTAGTCCTGCCTTCAGGTCAATCGCATCGTTGTAGAGAGGTCGACCGGTCGTGTCAGTTGCGGTGTAGAGGCGAGAACGGAGCTCCGGGGTTGCCGCGATGCCGTCCACTTCGAAGTCAAAATCAGAGTTCAGGTTCACCAGGTCGGTACCTGCCATCAGCTCGCTGAAGACGCCGCCCTTATCCTTCGAAGCGCCGCCCAATTCAATGCGGTTAGTAGTCTGGTTCACAAACTCTACGCCAGCAATTTCCTGACCAGTGAGGGCGCTCTTACCATGGAGCACAGCAAGGTCAAACGCGCGGGTAATCGCGGCCGCTGCCTGCTGCTCAAGCACCTTCAAGTAGCCGGACTGATCAGCCTCGCGAGCTTCCTTCGACCAATACATGACAGCGGCAACCTTAATAGGCTTGATCGACTTGGTCGTCAGACCCATGCTAGTCACAGGCTTCAGCTGGCCCTCTCCAACCACGCCAGCCTGCGGCTGGGAAGTCTGAACGGAAATGCTAGTGCCAGTAATCGGCATCGGTACCGACTTCGCCAGCTTCTGCACCACAGATGCTTCGTTTGCACGAGCAATGATCTGACGTGCGTACGACTGCGGCAGGATGCCGCCGCGCTTAAAAACGTCAAGAGTAGCGGTTGCACTCATTCTTTATTCCTCCAATTAGGTATAGATAAAGCCCCTCTTGAGGTAAGAGGGGCTTGTAGGCTTTATCGACCGAAGATGTATTCTGCGGTCTCTTCATAAACGTCACGTGCCGGCGCCGCATGCTGTGCGGGGTTCGGCGCCATGCCTCGGCTCTTCGGTGCCGCTGCAAGGATCGCCTCGGTCTTCTCATTCGCAGCATCACTAATGAGCTTCTGTAGCGTTGCGAGGTTCTTCTCGATTTCCTCACTGGACCCACCCGGCACGAAGGGCGCGAAGTCTTGGGGCAGGCCTACTGCGGCGAGCGCCTTGACGCGCGCCAGCTCAGCCTGCAGGGACGCAATCTGAGTGGCAGAATCATCCTGTGCCTCAGACGAGGTTTCAGCCTCGACGGACTCAGCTTCGGGTTCCTGCTCGGGCACTTCAGTAGCAGTAGGTTCAGGAGACTCTGCCTGCTTAGCCTTCACGGCAGCCAGCTCAGCCTTCAGGTTCTGAACCAGCTTCCATGCACGCTCAGGGTCAAAGGTCTCACCGTCACGCTCCCACGGGGGAACGGTAGACGACTCCTCCTGCGACGCGGGGACCTCTTCAACTTCGGTTGCCTCATTCAGAGGCGATTCAGCAGTGGACATTATTCCTCCTTCGACGGACCTACCGCCTTCTCTACAGCGACCGCCCTATCGAGCAACGTCGCGACTTTCACTGGTTTGTAGTTCTCAGGATCAGCACGGAGTTTAGAATCCTCCGCCGCCATCACCCGCTGATAAAAGTCCTGCAACCGCTGCTGCTCATCCCGCCCTGCCCAGTTATCGGGGTCAAAAACGGGAACCACGATACAGTCACAGTGCTCATGAAACGCGCGCGGGTTTTTCTTCCGCAGCTCCGTCCTTGCACGGCGCGAGAGAAACCCGCCTTCACGGGATTTCTTACCCGCTTCAGCCGCCACCAACTGCGCCGCATCAGCGGTACTGTAGACAGCGCCGCGAGCGGCAAGCATAATGCAGAATCCGCATGACCAACGCCCCTGCAGAACACGCGCCCACCCGACTGGGCGAAGGCGAGGAGACGGGCGCTCAGCCTCAGCATCATCTGCTTCTGCTTCAGCCCTCCGCACCGCCTCATCAGCTGAATCATTCACAGCCGCCAGAGCCTCCTCGAAGCCCTCCAACGTGACCGACCCGCGCTCATGACGCTCACGCTCATCCTCAGACGCAAACTCGTCAAACTCAGCATCCAGGACAGACCGCATCACCTGCCTGCGGCCTGCCATCACCACGTGACGCCGTGCTGCAGCAGTTAACTGCTCTGGTGTTGCTCCGTAATTCTCTCGAAAGAGCTTCCTGACTGCCTGAACCTCATACGGCTCAGGTTCGGGATGATACGCGAGCGCACCAAACGGCGCCGCGGCCGTGTCCAAATAATCGTTGGCAGCTTCGACCGCCTGGAGGCGGTGACGCTGAATAATACGATGTGCCGCAGGAACCAACCTCTCAGCTGATGCCCGGTCTGACAGATCAAACGCGGACAGCAGGTCAGTGAAGGCGCTAACAAACGCGCTGCCAATTGAGGCAAGTGCGTCCACATACGCCTGTGTGACGTCATCCAGCATGCCGCCTCCTACCCCTCAGCGACGGGGTCACCGAGGGAGACAGCAAGCCGCTGGTCTAGCGCGCGGTCACGCTTCAACTGCTCCGGCGACAGACCCATGAACTCACGCACCGTCTCAGATGAGACAACGCCTTGAGCCTGAGCCTGCAACATCAATGCGTTACGGGAGCTCAGCGAGATAACCGCTGGGTCACGCCAGCGCGCTTCGAGGGTTTCGAGCCCCTCGGTATCCACGCCAGCGACTGCTAGGACGCACCGCGCCAAATCCTCGACCGCATCACCAAAAATCGACTGCTTCAGCTCCGCCTTCGTGATGAGGCGGTCCTTCGCGCTTCGCATCGCCTCCGCGCTTGCCGGGTTCGACTCCGTGGAGACACCCAGCATGAACGGGGGGATGCCAGTCTGCGAGGACACTTGCTGTGCGTAGACTTTGAACGTGTTCAGTAGCTGGGTCAGGTCAGCACCCGGCACCGAGCCGGTCTGCGACCCGCTCGGACCAACCAAGAAACGCCCGAAATAGGCTTCCAAGCGGTTCCGCCGCGGGTTCCCGTCCTCGTCTACAAACATTTCCTCGACGCCATCGCCGAACAAAAACCTGACAGGCATGGACAGGAGCTCCTGAGCCACCTGCAGATTCGTCAGCGTTCGCGCCGCCGCATCACACAACTTGTGGATCTCTTCAATCTCACTCCGCCCCTCTTCACCAAGGCGAATCTGGTTCACAAAGGGAATCACGGGGATACCATCGAAGCCGTGCTCATCAATGCTGGTAAGCACCTCGAATCCGTCGCGGATGGAGAAGAATCTAGTCACGCCGGGCTCATAAACCGCCTTGTACGTATCCAAACCATCACGGTAAGTCTGCACCGCCTGGACCAGGCGGCCTGTAGCGTCTCTCCGCAGTTCAAACTCATCACCAGCGTGCACGGAAATGTGCGGGATAGATGGGTTAGAGCCACCGCCAACGACCATGAATGCCGCGCCAGAGACTAGAGCCTCCGTCAGCGCCAGCGTCAGCTTCGTTCGGAAATTATTCGCCTGCAGGATGCGGTTCAGCTGTTCAGGAGCCTCATCCTGACCGCCATTTCGCGAAATCGAGAAACCATCAAGAACCAAAGACTCGACCAGCACGTCCACTGCCAACTTCGGCCAGCCCACCTGCATTTCGAGAATGCGGACGTCAGGAGGCAAGGACACGCCGATAGCGTCCAACCTCGCTTCGCCGTTATAGTAGTTCTCCCATTTGCGGGGGTTCTTTACAACACGGCCCATTGACTACCTCCCTTCTTGTCCTTCTCAGTCAGCCCATGGAGCGCCAAAGTGCACGCCACCAAAGGAGAAATATCTTGGCTTCGATCATCACGCGTCCAGCTCCATAGCTCACTACCACCTTTAGAACGTCGGCAAGCCTGCACAGAATCATCCAACTCCTCCTGACCGGTATGTCTCACCTGAGCGCGACCCAGCGCCTCATAAAACGCGCCGCATGCCTGCTGATACGTGCGATGGTCAAGACCTCGCATCATCCGTTTAGTCTTCGGTGACGATGAGATTACGTCCGTGGTCTGTGACCCCGCCGTGTACACCATCGCCATAGGTTTCCACTTCCGTTTCAGCTCTTCTAGACGCTGCGGAACCCAATCGGTTCCCACGCGCCTGTCGATAACCTCGATATGGATGTTCCCGTCAGCCCGACGAGAAGCCAAGGAAATCGTCGCCACATCACGCAAGGGCGTCACGTCAACGCCAAAGGCCATCTCCACACCAGCGCGGGACTTCTTGTCGAGACATTGAGCCCAGAAATCAGCAGGGATAGCCGACGCCGAGCCAACCTTCGACCAAATCCCGAGCCTCTCGCGCTTAAAGTGCTCGTCACTCATCGCCAACCGCTCCGAAGCGACATAATCGGGACTGATTCGGTACCCCAAAGCCGGGTTAGCCAAAGCCCAATTCCTCGGGTCAGCCGGATCAGCCTCAGATGGCACTGACCACTCATAAAACGCCAGCTTCTCCTCTTTCTCAGGGCTAAGCGCACGGTCTCGAAGCCCCTTCAAGACCTCAGAATCAGGCATACCCGCAGAACTCGTGTACCAGATCTGCGGGGACTCATGAAGAGACTTCGAAGCCAGCGTCGGCAACATAGATGCCTGCGCCGACCTCGACAAATCGAACGCCTCGTCAAAAACAACCAAGTCCGCGGTGAAGCCACGCGCGGAGCCGCTACTACGAGCCGCAAAAAGGATGCGATTACCATTCGCCGCCGTGAAAGACATGCCCGCATTGCCGGTTTTAATGCCAGGAATCTTCCCGTGGGGGTCACCGTTGTACCCCTGCATGTACTCAACCAATTCACTATTGCGAATCAAAGACTCAAGTCTCTGATGATGTTCGGCAGCAGTCTTGAAATGGTGCGCCGAATGCAGCGTGACTTTCTCACCAAACAAAAACATTGCCGCCAGCTCACGAGCTTCAAGGATGGAACCCTTGCCATTCTGTCGAGGAACGATAAGCCCAACTTCAAAGGCCTGCCAGCGCCCATCTGGACGCTCAGCCAGCGAACCACGGAGCACATATTCCTGCCAGGGGTCAAGGATAAGACCTGCCATCTTTGCCACAGCAACCGCTTCATCACCTGCAGAGCTGACGTGGAGTGGTGTCACGTCTATGCGAGGAGTCTGAGACCCCATCAGCTGAGTCGTCTCAGCCACAGAGCCTCACCTCCTTATCCGGCGGCTTGCGCCTCCTCGATACGACGCCGGCGAAGAGCCGCCAACTCGTCAAGCGCGCTCATCTTCGGTTTCACAGCCTCACTCAGCTTCGCGATATCAGCCGCAGCCTCACGCTCAGCATTCAGCAGAGCCGCCACATCACGAGGCCCAGCAACAATCAGAGCCGCGCGAGCCTTGTAGAGGCGCCACCGCGCGGACTCCAACGGGTCCTCATGCGTCGGCACAGCCACATCACGGGTCGCGCCGTAGGCGACCATCTGCTCAACGACCACGGAGCCAGCTTGTCCAACGGCTCGGACAACAGGCGCAGAATCAGGAGCACCATTCACGGGTTCCGGCGGCCGCTCCGCAGCCTTACGATCACGCGCCGCCTTCGACGCGGCACGCTCCGCAGCCTTACATTCCGGGCAAGGAGGCTCACCCCGGCGACGGTGACGCTTCGCCGCCGCCGTAGTCCCACACGGGGCAAGCTTGCGGCTCTTTTTCTCAGCCATAAATCCCCCTCTCTCATGGGAATTTTTGGGTTATGAGCCCCGTGGGGGGATGTCACTATGACCGAAGGGGGAAACTTGACCCCATAGGGGGTAACCCCCCGGGGTACGTTTCCCAATCCGTCATCATCTGAAAACCAAATCCGTTTCGTAGTCATTGAACAAAAAGCTGTTTGGATTCACCATGCTTGCGTGGTCTTTGGCGCTCGTACTTGGTGTGCGAGTCGTTTGCGTCCGCGTCGGCTGTTGCATCGTCGGTGTGCTGGTGCGAGGTCGCCGAGCAGATTGCCGCCGTTGGCGAGTGCGTCGAGGTGGTCGGCGGTGAAGGCCAGCGGGTGAGTGTAGGGCAGGCTCATATCGATTGGTTTGCCGCAGAGGTGGCAGGGCCAGCCGTTGTCGTTGGTTGCTTTGCGGAGTGCTGCGGCTTTGGCGCGGTAGGTGCGGTCACTGTATTTTGTCGCAGTCGTCACAGTCGCACCTGCTTCCGATGATGGCGCGTAGTCGAGCCTTGCTGATGGTGAGGGAGAAGTAGCTCTCGTTTTCGAAGATTGCTTGTCCCCAGCTGATGTCGACGTCCCATTCTGTGGGGAATCGCTTTTGGAGTGTCTTGAAGATTTGTTCTTCTTCTTCGTCGGTGAAGCTTCTGCGGCACATGGTGTCCTCCCTAGATAACGGGGGGTGTAGATGAGGTTACTGTCACGACAATAACGACTTGTTTGTCGTCAAAAATCTGTTGCTCAAAGATTATTTCGCTGGCACCTGGGTAACAATCTGAAATCAGTGCCAGCACCTTCTCACGTTCTTCGTCCGTGAGGCGTCGTGTGTGCATTGCGTTTCCTCTAGGTCGTGGCAAGGCATAGCGTTACAAGGGCTGTTGCGAAACTCATCACTCCTGCAAGGATTGTGGTGAAGAATCGTGACGCCGTTATTTTGAACGTCAGTGCGGAAGCAGTAACTGTCAGGTTTGTGCCGATTGTGGCGGCAAAGAAGGCGATTAGTATCTGCATTTTCACCTCTTTGGGAACAAAAAGCCCCCGACACCTGACGGTTACCGGGGGCTTTGGGCACAGCTGTGCCCGATAACTTTTATTTTACGAAAATTTCCGCAGCTTGCAAGTGGGCGAGCCGCTTGATTGCTTCATACCCTGTCTCAGTCCAGCCGCAGGCTCCGCAGCACGTCATGACTCGGGTCGAGGGCTGTTCCTCTGGGCGGACGATGATAGCGAGCGCGTCGTCTACTTTTGTGGTGCCGTCGGTGAGTTGGCGGGTGTTGGTTGCTTTCTTGCATCGGGGGCAGGGGGTGTTGTGGAGGTGGACGGTGGTGTGGTTGAGGGTTCGGATGCGTCGTGTCCATTCTGTGGCGTAGATGGTTGCGACGGTTCGGTTTTCGTTGGTTGCCCATTCTCGGACGGCTTGTTTGAGCGTGGGGTTGGGGGTGGTGGTGTGTGGGGTGGTGCGGTTGCGGATGTCGTGTTCAAGTTCGATTGCGTCGAGGTTGCAGATTGCGCCGGTGTTTTTGTTTTTGCCGCTGCGGCCTGTTCCGTTTCTGTCGGTGACTGCGATGCGGAGTTGGTCGAGGAGTGGCATTTCTTGGATGACGGTGGGGGTGCCGTCGTCGAGTTTGCGGATGCGTGGGGTGCCGTCGCAGAGGGCGGTGATCATGCTTTCGAGTGTTGGGTTGGGGTGCATGGGTTGCTCCTGTGCGTTTGTTGGGTGGCGCGGCGGCTGGTGTGGCCGCCGTGCCGTGGTGTGTGGTGTGTTAGTTGATGGGTTTGTAGGTGTAGTTGGGGAGGGTGGGGTGTTTGGTGGTTAGCTCATTGGATTTGTAGTGGAGGGTGTAGTGTTCCCAGTTGGTGGGGAGGAGGGAGCGGAAGAGGCGTTCGATTTCGTTGCGGCGGTCTCCTGGGGTGTTGGGGTCGTAGTCGATGGTGGCGCACATGATGGGGTGGTCGGGTGCGGTGTTGGTGTAGATGGCGAGGCGTTCTAGCATTGTTCGGTTCCTTCCTTGGTGAGGTTTTCGGTTTTCCATTCGAGGTATCGCGCGAGGCGTTCGAGGTCGAGCGCGTGTTTGACGGTGTTTTCGTCTGCTGCGGGGTTTGCGAGGATTCCTTCGCAGAGGGTGTGTACGTGTGAGGTGACGTAGCGGGCTTGGTCTGCGAGGTTGGTGTTGATGTCCTTTCGGGTGGGAGTGTTGTGGGGTTGGGGGGTGAGGAGGTCGTCGATGCCGGGGACGGTGTTTGCAGAATCGGCGAGCGCGGGCGCTGCGGCGAGCGCATGACCGCCTGCTGTGCCTGCGGTGCGGGGCTGGTAGGTGGTGGGGACGGGGCCGGCGAGGAGTTCGTGTTCGTGTTGCTTGATCCAGGCGGCGGTGTTGAGGCGTTCGGTTTTGTTGTGCTTGAGGCGTGCGTACTTGATGCGGCGGGCGAGCGCGTTGGTGGGGGCGTAGAGGAGTTTGTTTTTGCCGTTGGAGGCGTATTCGATTCGGTTGTTGTCGGGGATTTGGGATTGGAGGGAGTTGCCCTTGTAGCCGGCGGCGCGGGCGATGTCGAGGATGCACCACCAGACGCGGGTGGGGTTGTGGAGTGCGTCGTGCTGGACGGCGAAGCGGATGGTGTAGCCGTTGTGGGTGGTGGTGCCGGGGAGGTAGGTGTTGGTGTTCATGGTGTTTCTCCTTAGTGGGTGGTGGGCTCGATGATGATGCGCACGCCAGGGTTGGGGTGGAGCTTGTCGGTGTAGTTCTTGGTGGCGATGAGGTGGGTGCATCGTGCGTCGTCGTCGATGATGTCGGCGGCGGTGAGGGAGTCGAGGACGGCTCGGGTTAGTTTGTCGACGTCGGGTTTGACGGCGTGGATACCTTTGCCGTTGGGGTCTCGGTATCGGGGACGTTGGGGCGGGGAGAACCTGAAATCGAGGTAGATGGTGAAGGGGCCGGGGACGCGGCGGCCTGCTGCTTGGGCGGCGAGCGCGGTTTGCAGGGTGTTGCGCCAGGGTTTGAGTCTTTTGTTGGCTTCGATGAGGCGAGCGCGGGTGCCGTGTCTGATTGCTGTTTTGGAGCCTTGGGGAATCGGTGTTCCTACGATGAAGAAGGTAAGCGGCTCTGGTTTGGTCATTGGGTTGTCCTTAGTGGAAGAAGCTGCTGACGAAGGTGGCGAGGATGATGATGAGGAAGAACGCGGCGGTGAGCCAGATCTGGGTGTTGCGTAGCTTGTCGCTGAGGTCGGCGATGCGTTGGTCTTGCCAGTTGGCTCGGCGGTTGGCTTCCTTGAGAGTTTCGGTATGTGTCTTGAGTTCTTCGGTGTGTTCCTTGAGGCGGGCGGCGGTTGCTTCGGTTGAGGTGTCGTAGGCGGTTTCGAGGGTGGTGAGTCGTGCTGACAGGGTGGGGCTGTTTTTGACTTCGGTGACGGCCTGGGTGAGGGCTTCTCCTGCGAGGCGCTTGATGTCGTTGTAGCTGGTGGGCTGGCTGTTGGTGGTCATTGTGACTCCTAAAGTGTTGGGTGTTTAGAACGGGGGCTGGTCGGTGGTGTACGGGGTGGGGTATGCCGGTGCTTGCTGGTATCCCTGCGGCGAGCGCGGTGCCGGCGTCTGTGCAGCCGGTGCCTGCGGTGCGGGGTGCTGCTGGTATCCGTTGGTGGGCTGTGCTTGGTATCCGTGGGGCGGGTACTGGGTGGGTACTGCGGGGCGCGGTGCCGGGCGGCCGGTGGATCCGATGGGTTTGGGGTTGGTGGGTACGATGCCGACGACGGATGCGATGAAGCGGAGCTGGTTGCCTTCGGTGCCGTCGGTGCGGGTGTAGGTTCGCATTTCTTCGATTCCTCGGATGATGACTCGTGCTCCCTTGGTGAGGTTTTCGGCGATGGTTTCGGCGTTCTTGTAGGCGGCGACGCGGCGCCAGGTGGTGTTGATGGTCTCGTAGGTGCCGTTGTCGAGTTTGCGGACGCGGTTGTCTGCGACGGAGAAGTTGCAGACGGTGCCGCCGCCGGGCAGGTTGTGCAGTTCGATGGTTTCGCCGACGTTGCCGACGATGGTCAGTTCGTTAGACATGGGTGAGGTCCTTTCCGATGGTGTTTGCGATTGCGTGGACGTTTGCGGCGTTAGCGTTGGTGAGTGCCTTCAGCTGTGGGCGGGGGTATGGGGGTAGGGGCTGGGCGGTTCCTCGGTGGTGTGGGTCGAGGGATTCCAAAATTCGGTTGTAGCGGTTGATGAGGGCGGTAATGTTGACCCAGTCAGTCTCGCTGTAGACGTCTTCCTTTTCTTCGTTGATGAGTGCCATGAGGCGGGTGAGGGTGCGCTTCTTGTGGGCGAGCGCGGCATCCTTTTCCTTGAGGCGTTCCCAGGCTTTGGCGATGTCGGGGATTTGCGGTGCCCCGTAGAGGCGGGTGGCGTAGAGCTCTTTGATGAGGTCGGTGCTGCGTTCTGCGGGGATTTCTCCGACGAAGATGCCTGCGGCGGCTTCCTGCATGGGGTCGAGGGACTCAATGCGGGTATCCGTGGCGATGAGCAGTAGCCAGAATTGTCGGAATTCGTCGAGTGTCATGGGGTGCTCCTAGGTGAGGGCGTAGTAGTTGGTGGGTGGTAGTTGTTGATGAGGGGGGTAGGGTGTGTTGGGGTTGAGGGCGTTGACTGTGCCTGCTGCTCGGCGGGCGAAGCTGCCGGCGGCAGGTTTGACCTGGTATGAGTCGGGTTCGTCGAGCCAGTCGTCTTGGTTGAGCCAGGTAGCGGCGTGCTTGATGTGTTCCTCTGCGCGGCCGAGCTTGATGACGTATTCGCGGTAGCCGGCGGCGGCGGTGTTGAGTTGCTCTTCCGTGCCGCCGCGTTTCTTCGCTTTTTCCCAGGCTTTGAATGCGGCGGCTTTTCCTCGGTTGGAGGGGTAGATCTTCCAGAACTCTTCGAAGTTTGGCGGGTATTCGCCGAGCGGCCGCTTTTTGGGCTTTGCAGGCTTGGGGGCGGGCTCTGTCTCGGTCAGCTCGAAGAGCTGATCATGAGTGTTATCTTCCCTTGGTTCTCTTCCTTGGTTCTCTTCTATTGTTAGTGTGCGGATTTCCGCATAGGGGGTATGCGGATTTTCACATAGGGGGTGTGCGGATTTCCGCATAGGGGGTGTGCGGATTCCTGCATAGGGGTGTGCGGATTCCGGCATAGGGGGTGCAGGCTCCGTCATGGGGAGCGAAGTCGGCGGCGGGACAGGCTCAGACAAGTGGAGAAGGTACCGATTTGAACCCTGCCCTCCACCCTCGAGCTCCCGGTTAATCCGCGTGATTATTCCCTTCTCTTCGAGGATTCCTAGCACCTCCCATACGCTCCGGTAATAAATCCCCGTCATCTCACCGATACGTCGCGCCGACGGAAAGCACATACCCGTAGTCGCGTTCATGCAATCAGCGAGTGCCATCAGCACCACCTTTTCACGCGGGGTGAGTCCGGTGACTTTCCACGCGGCTATGAGGTGCCCGTAGCTCATGTCAGCACTCCGATTCGTTCGATGTTAAGTTCGCACCGCCATTCCGATGCGGAGGGGACGATTTTGAGGAAGGTGACCAGCCCTGCGTTGCGCAGCTCTTTGCAGAGTTTGTTGGCGGTGGGCTGGGAGATGCCCAGGTGTTGGGCGAGGCTGGCGGGGGAAAGGTCGCTGTGCCCGTTGGTGTCTGAATGGAGGGTGATCCAGTAGAGGGCGCGGCGGTGGGTTTCGCTCATGCGGCAGTTCGTGGCTTGGTCGAGCCAGGTGGCTTCTGCAAGGGGGCCGAGGATATCTGCGTCAAGCATGTTCAAGCTCCATTCGGCAGGAGGGGCAGGGCGCGCATACGCCGGGTAGTTTCGCCGGTGTGCGCTGCGGGGTGCGGTCGTAGGTGATGAAGTATCCGGACAGGTCAATGTCGACGGTCTTGCCGCAGAGAGCGGCGGCGCGGTGTTTGCCGTAGGCGGCGGCCTGGACAAGGGCGGCATGCTCGACGGTGTGCATGACGTGCCGCATGGTGACTCCTAGGGTGGTTAGTGTTTCTTGGTGAGGCGAGCGCGGCGGGCGCTCAGCCAGGCTTGGAGGTTGTGGAGGTTCTCGATGTCTCGGGGGCTGTCGAGGGTGTCCTCGGGGACTGGGTCGCTGGTGGGTGCGGGGCGGTAGATGAGCTCTGCAGGTGCCTTGGTGGAGCCTTGCATTTCCTGTGCCTCGGCGTCTCGGCGTTCTCTCTTACGTTTCCGTCGGTTGCAGATTTTGCACCCGTCGGTGTACGCGTTGATGTCGCCGCCGCATCCGCTGCAGATTTTCCGCGGGCCGGGGATGCCTCTCGGGTCTCCCATCCTGAGCCAGTAGTCGTGACGGTGGGCGCAGCTGCGGCACCGCTGGTTCCTCGTCAGCCATGGCTCGCCGCACATCCGGCAGGTTTCCGGATCCGGTGGACGCAACGCCCGCTTATCGCCGGCACGCCGCCATGCATTGTGGCGGTTGGAGCAAATCCTGCATCCACGAGTCCGCTCTTCGACAGGTGCCCCGCAGCTAGTACAGGTACTCATCGCGATTCCTTTCCTTCATGTCGTTCACCCAAGAACCCAGCAGAATGGCGGGCGCTGCGGGGATCAACGAGGCGACGAGCAGTACGCCGCGGATCCCGATATCTTCCTGAGCGCTCGCGATACCGGCGATGGTGACGGTTGCGATGACAAGCGCCCAGATGAGGAGTTTGGTGTTTCTGATGGTGCGTTCCATTGGTGTTTCCTTACGGGACGATGAGGAGAGCGAAGATGGTGAGTGCTGCGGAAAGCCAGATGATGGTGTTGACCCATGCGAGCTGGATGAGTCGCTTGTTGGTTTCGTTGAGCTCGTCGCGTAGGAGGTCGGTTTTCTGCTGGAGGGCGTCAGCGCGACCGTTCACCTTGTTTACGTAGGCGGTGAGCTGGGCGATTGCCTCCATGTGTTCCTTGCTGGTGTGTTGGAGGAAGGCGACGGCGCACTCAACTTCGGCCTGCTTGCGTTCATTCCTGGCGACGCGTTGCATGGCGTGGGCGACATTCTGTCGGGTGTAGTCGTTCTGTTCTTCGAGGCGGTCGTGCCAGACGATAAGCCTGGTGTTGAGGTAACAGGTTGTGTTATGCAGCTCGGCGGCGGCGATGTCGATTCTGGCGATGTCGTCGATGATGCCTTCGTGGTTGTCGATGATTGTCTGGATGGCGGTCTGGCGGTGCCGGCGGCCTGCTGCGCGGTCGCGCTTGGTCTTGGTGGCTGTCATGGCGTGTTGTCCTTCCTGACTGGTGTGGGGTGGGCGGTTAGGATTGTTGGTATGGATTTCTCAACTCTTTTTTCTGGCGGTTCAGCGATTGCGGCTATCGTCTCTGTCTTTTTCGCGATTGTTTCCTGGTACCAGTCCCTTGGCTCGAAGAAAGCGAAGGCTAAGGCTGAGGAGGCTCACAAGGCGGCGTTAGAGATGCGTGATGCCGCGGTTCGTGCTGCTGAGGCTGCGGAGGAGCATGCCCGGCAGATGGAGCAAATCGTTGCTGAACAGCAGAAGCAGTCCGAGTCTCAGGGCAAGATTGAGTCTCACCTGTGGAGGCCCACATTTGAGCTGACTCCGGATAGAGGTGGCACCTACCTGCTGCGCAACGTCACTGGTGAATCTGTTGAGGTTCTTGAGGTGGCGAATCTCGATGAGTTCGTCCGCTGTGACCAGGTTCAGCAGGTGTTCCGCCCTGGAGAGTCGCTACGCATCTTCATGTTTGGTGCTTCCGGTAAGCCGTTGCCGTCGAACCTAGAGCTACGAATCCGTGGGGTCGATGAGGTCGTCCCCGTCCCGATTCGCCGATAGCTCACGTTCCTTTTCTTCCTTCTTCTCTTCCCAGGAATCTTTGAGCGTCCTGAAGCAGAAGAATCCGGAGACGATAGCGCCGGCAACGCTGATGAAGAAGCAGACAGCATTGAATACGAGGTTGAACTGGTCGGGTTCCATTAATGTTTTCCTTCCTGGGTGGTTAGAGGGCCATGAGCTGGTTCTGGCTGTGCCGCATGAGGTGTTCAGCCATGCGGAGGATGCAGGCGTCGACGACGTCCTGTGAGAAGGTGAGGCCTGCTTCGTCCTTGATTTGGTCGGTGGCGAAGTGCTCGTGGAGTGTGATGCCGCAACCGGTGGGGCAGGGCATGTGGATGTTCATCCGGTGCTTGAACAGGGGGTTCTCGACTAGTTCGAGGCGCTTGTGGGTGGGGTGGGTTCGTCTGCGTGCCCACCAGAGGTTGGCGGTTTGGATTGCGAGTTTTGCTTGTTCAGTGAGCTTGTCCCATGCGGCGGGGTGAGCATCTTTGATGTGGGCGGGGGCGGCTTCGGCTGCGGAGATGTAGGGGCTCTTGTTGGCGGGTAGCTTGGCGTAGGCTGTCTCGCAGATTTCGCACCATGCCGCCGGTGTGGTTTGGCGTGTTTTGAGGCGGGAGTCGTGGCGGCTGATGATGGGCATTCGTACCCACCAGATGCCTTGTGCGTATTTGGTGGCTAGTTTGTGTGCCACGTCATTGGCGGTTTTCATGGTTAGTGCTCCTTATTCGTTGGTGGTGTGGTTATCCCTGCTTCAACTGGTCGAGTAACTTACGAATCCGCTCCTCCCTCTTCTTTTCTGCCTCTTCCTCCTCCTCTGGGGAGAGGGGTAGGAGGAGCCCTCGGATGGTGAATTCTTTGACGTCGATTCTGGAGTCGTAGGTGATAGCCACTTCGACATTTCCGAGGTGCATGCCCGCTGCTATCTTCCGGACGATGTCGATGTTTCTCTCTCCGATTTCTCGGAGAAATTCGCCCTCATCGTGTAAGTCCATCGCTGGGTTCCTTATCCGTTGTTGGTGTCGTCGTGGGAGCTGGCGTGGAGCCTGGATTCTTCGAAGAGCTCTTTAAGTGCATCTTGGATGAATAGGGAGCTGAGTGATTCAACGTCTTTGGTTTTTTCCTCCCCGCAGGTGACGCATTTGAGCTTGAGGACCACGCCTACGACCTTCATGTTTCGGGTGAGGGGTAGGACGGTGATGGTGAAGGGGGAACCTTTGTGTTCTTTCATTGGTGTTTCCTTAGTTGTTGGTGTGGGTGACGGGTAGCTGGCTCAGCCAGGCGGTGACGGCTTTGCTGGTGTAGTAGACGCGGCCTCCGCGCTGTCCAGCACTGGTTCGGATGAACTCTGGGCCTGTGCGTGCCGTTCGCCAATCGGCGAGGGTGGCGGCGGAAACGCCGAGAGCTTCGGCGAGTTCATCGGGCGACCAGATGGTCAGTCCCTCGTGTGGGATGGTTAGCATTTTTACGTCCTTTACATGTGTATAAATCCCATACTAGGGACAAGGGGGTAAAAAAATTAAGCGGTGGTTAGTTCGGGAATGTGTTCCTCGAAAAACCAGCCAGGGCTCACTTTGAGTACTGCTGCCAAGTTCCAGAGCTCGGTGGCTCGGATTGGCGAGTTGTGGTTTTCAAGGGCTGAGAGTCGAGCTCGGCTAATGCCTGCTTTAGATGCCACCTCTGTTCGGGTGAGTTTGGTCTTGGCGAGTGCGAGCGAGAGATTTTCCGCTAGGATTTCGCCAATCTGTCGGGTGCTCATGGCCACCCTCCTTTCCTGGTGTTGTAATTAGTTTATGTCTCTGGTTTGGGACAAGTCAAGCGAAAATCTGAAATTTTTTAAAAATCTAGATTTTTTTCTTGTTTTTATATACACTGAGTGCATGAAGCAAGAACGTAAAACCACCGCAGGCCGCCGTAGTACTGGCCCCGCAAACCGCTTTAGCCAACTGCTGAACGAGGAACTGCGCGCCGCGCAATCACGCCGCCGGCTGACTCTGCGGGCGCTAGAGGAATTGTCAGGGGTTAGCCGCAATCGCCTTTCCCTGACTTTGAACCTCGATTCGTCCCCGCTCAATACGAACGAGTTTGAACTCATCTGTAGGGCGCTTGATCTGAGTCCTGCTGAGGTATGTTTCCGCGCAGAAGCGGCATTGCAGAAAGAACTGGCGGCAGAAACCTCTTCAGCGTCTGATAAGGAACTGGCTGCGCAGATTTTGGCACGTGCCGAAGCTGCAAGGCAGGCCGGATATGCTCTAGCCGCACACCCCGCAGATAAGGTCATTACCGACGACGGCAACTGGACAGCATAAGACAACCCGCGGGCGCGAAGAAAGGGATAGCGCACCCGGCAATTCACTGAACTTCATGAACCAAATTCCATATAACCCCGAAACGCATGCGAGCCAGCTTGGTATCCGCATCATTGACGCCTGCCTACCTGCAGGCACACTAGCGCTCTGGGACGAGACAACAAGGACGATTCTCGCAAGCCCAGGACTACTACACCGCCAGCGCCGATGCGTCATCGCACACGAACTGGCACACGCCGTCAACGGCGACACTCACGCCCCCATCGACGACGTTGCCGCGCGCAAACGCGAGCGCAGGGCAGACCTGACCGCTGCCGGCTGGTTGCTTGATCCTGTTGCGGTGCGGACGGCGTTGGCTGTGTCACCCGATTCTTTGAACGCTGCGGCGGCTGATTTAGATGTGACCCCGAGGATTCTCTCTGCGTGGTTGGAGGGGAGGAAAGGAGAAAGATGGTGAGGGACCCGTTGCCTATTGGGTCGCATGGTGTGATTACTGTGCGTCGGCTGAGGGCGAAGACGTGGCGTGCGCGCACGTATTTTCGTGATGAGCGTGGGGTGCGTCGTGATGTGACGGCGCAGGCGGCGACTCGTGCGGCGGCTGAGACGAAGCTGAAGCTTAAGTTGGGGAGCTTGCCGGCGGCTGGTCAGTCGGTGAACGCGAGCATGACGATTCGTGAGGCGGCTGAGCGTTGGCTGGGTGGTTTGGATAGTTCGTTGTCGAAGAATACGGTCCGGAACTATCGGTTGTTGGCGGGTGCGGTGAGTCGTGATTTGGGGTCTCTGCAGTTGCGTGAAGCGACGGCTGGTGGGTTGGATTCGTATTTGGGGTCTGTTTCTGCCCCGTCTGCGCGTCATAATCGGCGTCTGGTGCTTCGCATGATTTTTGATGAGGCGGTGCGTCTGGGCGCGGTGCCGTATAACCCTGTGCTGTCGACGAGGTCGGTGAAGGGGTCGAAGAAGACGGTGCAGGCTTTGAGTCTGGAGCAGGTTCAGCAGCTCCGGTCGCTGGTCTCTGGTGATTTGGCTGATTTGGTGGATGTTCTGCTGGGTACGGGGTGCCGCTGGGGTGAGGGTGCAGGCCTGCGCTGGGAGGACGTTGATCTGGACGCTGGCACGGTGACCGTGAACGGCACCCTGATTCATGGTGCCGGATGGCAGGCGGATACGAAGACTCATCAGTCAAGAACCCTGCAGGTGCCGGCGTTCGTGGTGAAGGTGCTGCAGAAGCGGCGAGCGCAGGCGGCGACTGATGCGGTGTTTGTGTTTGAGTTCAGGGGCGCGCCGCTGAAGTATAACTCGAGTCGTGCTCAGTTGAAGAAAGCTTTGGCTGGGTCTGGGTTGGAGTGGGTGACGTGGCATGTGCTCCGTAAGACGACGGCGACGCATCTGGATCAGGTGTTGGGTTTGTCGGAGGCGTCGGTGCAGTTGGGGCATGCGTCGGAGGCTATGACGCGGGCGGCGTATGTGGCGCGGTCGAGTTCTGCGGCGTTTGCTGAGGCGTTGGAGGGGTTGGTGGCGTGAGGTCACTATTTACTCCCTATTTTGTGTACCCGTTTTCTCCGATATGGGCGGCGCTTCTTACTGGTATATGCGGTGGTTGATTTTCGCTTGACTTCGTGTTTTTCCGTGATTTAGCCGGTTAGATACCTGTTTATGCCAGTCTCATTTTTGGGCGCTGGATTATAAAGAGATGTTCACTATTGTGCTTTCTTCCCCTGTAATTTCAAGGGTTAGGTG